TTATCATCTTAGTTTCCTGAAACCGGCGTGATTATTAAATTATTTCCGATACGTTTCTCAGTGAAAAAACGCAACTGCAATGCTGATATTCTTTTAGCGATATCGTTAAGTCGGTTATCTACGTATTTTTTATGCTTTTCCAAATCGGATTTAATAACCACTCTTTCAAGACTATCCTTTGTATAAGTGGTTTTATACCCTTTAAAATCGTCCGCCAGGTGGGAAACTTGTATGCTTAAGTTCGCGACTTGTTTACTTAAAAGAGTGATATCTTCTTTCTTAGCGATCTTAGTATCATATGTCTTTTGGGCGTTCGATGACCAGGTTATTATAAAATACAGAGCCGTACCTATAAAAGTAGCAACTGGCCACCAACGTTTAATAAAATCAACGTCTTTACCTATTTGAGATAATCTTTCTTGTTCGCCCATCGTTTTATATTTTATTCGCCCTTATCTGCTTTGCTTCATCTAAACTTATTGGCGTTTGAATTTTAGCGCACACCCATGTATATAGATTTTGAACCTGCACTGATAGTTCTGAATCAACCGGATATTTTTTTAGCATCTCTGCTAATTTCTCTTTTGCGTCTTGTAAGTCTGTCATGATTTTATAGTTTAATATTAATACCAGGTCGATGTACCACTATCATAGGTCAAATAATATTGACCTCCTGTAGAAATTGAGGTTAAGCCCCCAACAACCGTTCCTCCGCTATAGCTTATAGTGGTTACTGCTTGTGTAAAAGTTAATCTTATCTCATCATTATTAACCGGAGATGCTGGCAACGCAAGTGTTAATGCAACCAACGCCCCTGAAGGATTAATTATATTACCCTGATTATTTACTAACGTTACGGTTCCCCCGGTGGTTGGCGTAAATATAGTATGCGATTGATTATTTAATGATATAGTCGCTGTTGATGCATTCCAATTTAATCTTCCTGTAGCTATTATATCCCTATTCGCCCAATTAGAGCCATTCCAATATATAAAATTACCTGTGCCTAAACTTGAAAAAGCAGTGTATGCTGGAATTGTCCCGGTGGATGCTAAGAAATTGCCTACTGCCGGTATACCAATCCGCGTTAAAACGCCCGCATTTCTATAATAGACATCCCCCGTAGCGTCACTACCTACATTTATCACGGGTGAGGTTAATGTTTTATTAGTTAATGTGGCTGTATTTGTTCTTTCTGCAAATACGTGAGCCGTTGTGGCAATAGTAGTATTATTAGTTCCAGCCGCCTGGGTTGTAGCAGTAACTGTACCGCCTATAGCCACAGGCGAGAAGGTTCCTGAACCTGTTAATGTAGCGGCTACTGTAGTTCCGCCATACCATCTGAATTGGTTAGCTGTGGAAGTAACTCCAAACCACATACCGCCGCTTTCAATGCCCAAAGCGTCATCCGTTAATGCACCGCTTATAGCAGATGCTAAAATTAATTTTGTACCTACAGATCTTGTTGTAAAGGTTGGTGAACCAGCACCGGCCCCCAGCAATAGCCAATTTGAGGTAGAATTATTTAAAGATACGCTACCGGCTCCAAATGATTTTATACCGGTTGGAATAGATTGATTTGTTGTTAAATCAATAAAGTTTTGTGTTGTAGATCCTGTACCTCCATTAGCTACGGGTAGTGCACCTGACACATCTGCTGTTAATGATACTGCGCTCCATGAGGGATTACCGGCTGCGTTACCATGTGGCACCGTTGTGGTAGTTCCCTGATTTAAAAAATCAGATGACGCCAATATTGCTGCTGACTGATAAAGCACCTGTTCGGCTGTAGTTGAGGTATAAAGCAGATGATTATTTTTGAAATTGTGTGTTGGAGAGCCGCCAGCAACTTCTGTATAGTGTGGCGAGGCACCTATATTTACATTGGTTAATGAAATTTGTGAATTAGTATTTTTCAGTGTATCGACCGAAGTAAACGTCATATTACCTCCTAAAATATTAATATTTCCAGAATTAATAATCTGAATGCCGCCATTTTCAAAGGCACAGTTAGAATAAACATTACCCACAATGGATCTAATATTATTAACTATAAGATTATATACATTGTGATTAAAAACAGCGCCTGTGGCCTCTGTATGTCCTTCATTAATAGCATCACTACCGTCATATAACCCAATCGTCCCATTAATGTATTCACCGCCTGTAATTGTACTATTACCACCTAATCTAACTATAGCAGTATCGCACCCCCTTGAGGTGTTAGGTTGAATATTAATATATTCTCCACGCTGTCCTAGATGAATCATCGCGGTACAATTTTCAGCGTGGTTATTTAATAGAGAATTGGTATATCGTATACCACCCGCGCCACCTGTACTATCTGCATAGAAAAATGCTGTAGCTATACTATCAGCCTTACAATTTAGAATATGAACATTATTCTTTGCTCTTAGCCAAATCGCAAATTCTGTTGTAGATGAAGAATTATGTTTATTACCTTTAAAGTGAACTCCGTCAATAGTTGAATTATTGCCGGGAATAATTGCTTTTATACCGGAAAACTTTATCATGCCCCGACCGAATAAGGTTGAATTATCCGCGCTTGTAAAGGTAGATGATAGTTTATAAATGTGGTTGTCGGGTATCCAAATAGGGAAGCCTGTAGCTTTAGCGGCATTAAAAGCTGCAAGCGCATCTGTCGTACCGGTAGTATCAGCTCCGAATTGAGCAGGGGTGACAAATGCTTTGGGCGAATATTTAATCCCTGTTTCAACATACAAACTATCCCCTGAACGTCTATTAATAACGTCATAACTTGTTAAAGGGCGTTTATAGGTTCTTAATGTGTCAAATGTGTGCTTAAAGCCAGTCCATCTATTTCCAGCGCTATCAGATTCGAAAGAAACATAATTAACCGACTGATTAAGATTGCTAATTGTAAATCCGTTATAACCGAAGTCGGAAAAATGATTTTGAAATTTTAATGAAATGTCACTATTTTGCCACGTACTTAAATGCGATGGGTCTGCAAATGGGCTACCTGCTACAAAAAAATGTGCCGCTCCTGCGCCATCTACCACATAACTGGCGCTTTGCCGATGCGATGTTTGATTCAATATATATTTTGTTGTATCAACATTTCTTGTACTGTCGATTCTACTTTTTACAGATCCCCAATCGGGTATAGATAAATCGCTCAACTTCCCATTAACTGAATTATCTTTATCATAAGAAGCCCACGTATTAAAAATATTATCGAATATAAATATTGGATTATTAACACTCATCGATATGCCCATAGTATTACTCCCGTCCTGTACATAATGTTCAATTGTCGGGTGATAACTTGTTACATTTAAAACAGCAGATTGAGAGCCGTTAATACCTGATAATTCAACATTGCTTCCATCATTATAGAATAGACTTCCTGAACTTGGATTACCTATTGTAAATTGATTACCTGCTAAACCAATATTTGTATTGTGCAATAATGGACTTCCAAGTTGAATAATTCCACTATTGTTTGTTACGCCATTATTGGCGTCTGTAAAAATACCTGTTTGATTAGTTATCTTACTCTCAACTCCGCCAATATGGGCGTATAAATCACCGCTATAATTCGAAATTGTTCCTTCTTTACTACCAGCATAAGTTACTCCTGCCGGTATAACTATGCTACCGTAACTTGAAGTTGCCGGCGCAAATAAAGCTGGTGCATTATCAACCCGTAATTGATAGTTTGTCTGCCCTGTATACTGGCTTAAGGTTGCTACATGGCAACTGAATCCACCTCCAGAACCACCAAGCGCTAATGGGTTAAACAACACTAATGTATTACCTATCTGCTGTCGCGCACTGCCAGGATTAGGCGTTACAGTTGTAACTTGTCCACCTGATACAACTATAGTTGCTGTTGGATTAACAGCGTTAACGACTGATATGTTTGTTAACTGTACGTTTGTATAAGTGTTATCAACATACCCGCTACCGCCTACAATTGTGTTTACTGTAGCCACTGCATTACCAGTAGAAAAAGTACCTTTTAAATATACTTGCGTAAGCACATCATTATTTGCTGTAGGACTTAAATCTAATAAATGGGTATATCCCTCTCCTATTCCCGCTATAGCACTGTTTGTGCCGTTGAAAATATGCCTGCCGGTTGTTACTAAATTAAATGATTGCACCCCGTTAGCTTGTACCGAACCAGAAATATTCATATTTGCATTAGGTTGCAGAGTGGTTCTGTTTTGAATAAACTTTCCGCTATCGGATTTCAGCACGAAACGTTTATTATTTAAAACGGCTGTATAAATCTCATTATAACGCCCCGTTAAGGGGTTAAAAATCAATAAACTATTAAGGCTATCGGGAGTATTGGATTTATACCGAAACGCGGGGCTACTTAAACTAGACCACCCTGCCGGGGAAGAAGTCCAATACGTTTGTTGCGAAAAAGCGCGACAACTTAAAAATATTAAGACTATAAATATTAATTTTTTCATAATTGTTTTATGGTTACTTTAACGATATCCCCGGGATCACTTCGGCGAAGTAAAATAGTATTATCGGTTGTAAATTTGAAATAAGTGAGCGCGTAAGGGCTATAAACATCTTCTGCTATGCTCGTTGCCGGGTTTGGCTGCGAGGTTTGTAACTCGGCATATATAAGCAATCCGGGTTTACTTACATCGCCGGCATAAGCGTAAATATAGTCTTGCGGATCTGCTCCCGTTAACATTTTTTCTATCGTCGTAGTCGCTGCTGTGAGCACATCTATCCACGTACCTGTAGTTCCTGGTATATCAGTATTATTATTTATACTTGACCGATAGAGAATCCCTTCGTAATCTACAACAGATTGCGCTGCATAAGGGGCGATATTAGACCAGGCACCTGAATAAGGACTTGAAGAGAGTGCCGCCACGATAGCCCCTATTTGCGCCTGCGTATAATATATTAACGACAGATCGACGTTGATAAAGCCCCCATTAAACTTGATTAATCTTAGAATACCAGTATAGGCACCCGTGTTATTAGTTAAAAGTTGGTAACCGACTATCTGTTCGTTAAAATTGTTATTCGCCTTAGCTCTAAAGCCGGTTTCAAGCGTATCAGTACCGAGAATGAGTTCAATGCCTGCCATTTAAGCGAAATTTGAAAATATACATTGTTCAATTTCGGCCGGCAGTCCCGTTGTGGCCTCGAATTGTGCAAAACTATCGGTCGAATACGCCGAACAATCGAAAGGCACGGATAAATTTACAAACTTTTTCCGTAAAGTGAAATTTGCGAGCTCAGTTTCAGGATTATATTTTAATTCTGTTAAATAACCCCGTTTAGTTATCCCCGTTGGATCTACTACCGATATGTACCCGTTATTTCGGCCTTCAGTATCTAATCCCTGGGAACAACGCCTTAAGAGGGACAACGTTTGCCAGGATATCCGTTTATCAAAAGTTATTTTTTCAGGCATAAAAAGCGCCTGTTTACTTACTAAATCAGAAAGATGCACATTAGCCCCTGATAAAAATACTTGTGTACTATCACAATCGTCGTTGCCGGTATATTGGCTTTGCAGATTTCCGTTTTTAGCCACGTAGGTATTTATGAGCTGATCCGAAGGCTTTTTATAGGCTAATCCCGAATTAACAAATTTACCCCATCTGGAAAGCATCCTTTCAGGTGACATCCTTATATTATACGCCGTCTCCGGGCTTAATATACCGGAAGCTATAAAGTTTTCAAGGCGTTCGGGTGCGTACCCCCCGCTTGCTTCTTTTACACACGCTATAATAAACACGTCATCATCGTAGGTCCAGCTATCTGAAGGTGTATCTGCAAACTGTTGCCGCCTTGTAAGTTCTATAGCGTATCCCGATGTTATCTGCTTACAGACTTGGGTTAAGGTGTTGCTGATTGACTGGATAGGGGTTAAATAAACGTGATCCGTGTTAAACTCGTCCAGTGTATATTTTGACGAAGGTAAGTTCTGCGTAAATTTCTGATATCCGAATTCGAGTTTATTGAAAATGTTTTCGGAATCAATATCTTCTACGTAGTTACTTACTTCTGAAAATAAAGCTATTTCTACGTCCTGGTAAAAATACTCCGCTTTTTCCAGCCGCACTAAAAAATTACCCAACGGATTTACTTCATAACCCATCCCGATACAATACGCCGCGTTCAGTCCCTCTATATAGTCTTTGTACGTTAACTGCATCGGCCTTACAGTCTGATCGAATCCGCGTACCTGGTAACCGTTCGTGTAAGCTAATAAAGCGGCGCACCCGTCTTGTGGGTAGCCGATATCGGTACGTCCCAGTAAGTTACTTTTAAATCCCGCAGTGAATCCAGTATTGTAGTTAATTAAAGCGTTAACCGTTTCGTAGCCTAAACTCATAGGTGATTTTGTGGCTACGGTCGTCGTATTACCGGTAATATTTATATTTGAATAATGGATATCTAAAGAAGCCTGTACACCATTCCCGTTATTTCCGCGATCTTCGCAAATGTAAGTACCAAATAGATAAACCCGATCATTCATGTTCAACGTTATCGTTTTATCTATCGATCCTGTAAATTGCACACCGTTTATACGGCTATTTGTGAAACCGGTTACCGGTGTGCCGAGTGGGTAGACCTGCGCACCTTCGTTTATGGTTATCGCCCATTGTAGGGAATAATAACCGTGGCGGCTATTATCAATTCCCAAAGTGGGGGCCAGTATTTTAATATTTAACCGTGCTTCGAAAGATAGGTTAAAAGTATAATCGCCGTCTCCGGTAGCTTTAAACAGGTATTCAGATACAGCTTCGGGGTTTTCGGCATATACACCCCACAAAGGTGCTTCAGGCGCTAAGTCATTGTTTGTAGCTGCGGAAAAATCTAAAAACATAGTATACCCTAGATACGGAGCATGCCCTGTAATATTACCAGGCCATGAATTTTTTTGCAAAGTATTCAATGCGCCGGTTTTAAATCCTTCATTGACCACGGTTGACATTTGGATCTGTTTTGAAAATAGATCTATCGTTTGTGCATTATTCACATTAACTACCGTGTCTTTTCGGGTATCCAGTAAGTCATTAAAGGTTTTACGTTTTACACCGACAACGGTATAAAACTCTTGCACTTCGTAAGTGTTATAGTCTATATAAGCATCCAGGTATACTATAAAACTACCAAAATTATCGTAACCGAACTGAAATCGCGTTATCGCATCGTTGCCGTATTTGTTGTATTCAGCCTGTAGCAGTTGCTGCCCCGCGTCGTCGTCGAAGCGTAATTTTATATCTCCTTCCGAAAACTCATAGTTGACCCCGTGATAAACTTTATCTCTCAATAACACGATAGTTATCTTATCCCAGTCTTTTGGCTCGTCGATCTGGTAGGTATCGCCAACTTGGGTTATCAGCCGGAATTCGTCCGGTGCTTCGTACAGGTTGTTTACCTGCTCGGGATCGTTTGTCGGATCGGGATAAATACAAGTCCCGTTGTTAATTTGCGCATTCGGATTGTAGTTGCTCGCTGCGGGATCTGTACATCCGTATTCTGCGGCAAAAGGAAAGATAGTAAACGCTGCCTGGATATGTACCGGCACGTTCTGACTGTCATAAACATAGAGGGTATAAACACCGTGCGGAATATTCGATACTACTTGCGGATTACCGATGGCTTTAGTATAATTAAGATCGTCTATAGAATAAAAATACGGGGTTGTACCGCCCGTTAAACTAAAAGTAACCGATCCATCGTGAGCGCTTATACTAGTCTCGTTTGTGGTCGATAGATCAATTATCTGCGGAAATTCGGGTATTGTAAAAGGTGCGGTTACTATCGTTCCGTGCGCGTCTTTAGCGTAAAACGTATAGTTACCAGGAAAGAGATTAAAGACCGTGGAAGTACCAGGGAAGTAAGTTATCCCGTCACTGGATACCGTATAAGGTACGAAGCCCCCTACAATAACAGCGGTGCACTGGCCATCCATAGCCCCTGTATTGGTGGGGCTTTCAGGGAAAAGCTGTGTTATGGCTAAAGGTATGGCCACGGTTTAAAATTGATTACGGTTTCTAACTTGCATGATCTTAGCGTTTTTAGTACGGATGAACTTCGTAACACCTTTTTCGTCAAAATTCGCAACCTGGTAAGGGAGATCGTTAACAGCCTTTTTCATTTGGTTGCCTATTTCCTCGTAATTTATATCCGATCTGGAAATATTCATCATATAGCTATCATAGATCATTTTGCTTTTTCCGACTGCTTCGGCATTAAGGCTGCCGTTTTCTATTTGCCTGTCTAAAAACATTTGATCGGTTTTATGAGCGGGTATAACCCTTTCGTCTTTTTCAAGAAAGGTATACCCTCTCTTACCTTTATTAGCGAAACGAACTTTTCCGTTTTTAACCAAGGCTTCCGGACCTCTTTCGTTTACTTCCGCTATTGTGGCTGGTCCGCTTTCGCGGCCTCTTTCGAATTGAGGGATAGGCTGGGCGGCTACCAGCGCGAGTTCAGCTAATCCCAAGCCTATGATTATAGGCGCTAACCCGATACCGAAAATACCGGTTTGACCAAACACCTTACTTGCTGCCACTGCTGTGTTAACTATGATCTCAATTTCTGCGGCTTCTTTTGCTAGTTTAGCTTGTTTGGTTTTCTCTGCTCTTATACGATTGGTATACTCCGCTTCGATAGCTCTTTTAGCTACCGCGTTATTGCCGGCACCGGTAATCTCGTACTGCATTTCCATTTCTAAGGCCGCTTGCCGTTGCTTAGAAGCGTTGATAGCGAAATCCGTATACGCTGCGGTAGCATCTATTGCTACATTAGCACCCTCCTTAATTGCATCTTGGGTGCTTAATCCTGCAAGATTACCGGAGCCGTCTTTAGTAAAAGCGTTAACGGCAACTCTTGAAAAGTCATTCAGTATTTTACCTAATCCTGAATTCCCTGTACCGGACGACAATGCCGCCGAAGATTTTTCCAGCGTATCGATTGTTTCCTGGATTATTTTGCGTTTGTTCTCTTCTTGTTTCAGAAGATCGGCCAAACTCTTTCTACCGTACGCTTCGTCTAACTGTGCTTTTTTAAGTAATAGCGCTGCGTATTGTTTGCTTTCTTCCCCGTATGTAAGTCGCGCGATTTCTAATTGCTTTGAGAGACTCGCGGTATTTAAGTAATACTCCTTATCGGTATAGTCTGAATCTTCAGCTAAACTTTCAGCATCGTATTGCGTTTTGGTTATATTGCGCGATTTATAAGCATTCAGTATTTTGATATTGGCTTTAGTATGCGCTAAGACTACTTTGTTCAATTCTTTTTCAAGATCCGCAATGTCAATATTATCCTGCCCGATCTGCAATTCGTTACCTAAGATAGTATCCTTACCTATTTTTGTAGGATCGATGTTTGTATTAGGGCTTTTATCAACGCGGTTATTTATAGGGTACAGAGACCCGAAAGTCTTTATGAAACCGGCCTGTTTACTTTTTAACAGCGCGTCGTCGCGTAATTTCTGCAAAGCGATTAGTTTTGTTGCTAAATTTTCGTAAGCGTCGGCAAGTTTTTTCGTGTTTTCAGATTCCTTTCCTTGGTGCTTTGCATAATCTTGTATTATACTATCCTGCAAAGCCAGCATTGTTTTTTTAATCTGCTCTTCGAGAATAGCGAAACCGTCTTTGGCCGCTTTGTATGACGGCGCCAGATCGTGCAATCTGCGTTTTAACTCTTCGATACGGTTTGCGATATCGCTTCCGGGCGTAGCCGATCCCGGTAATTTACTGAGTTCAGTAATGCGTTTTCGGATCTGTTCTACGCTGGTTAACTGCTCGTCTGTAAGTTCTGCCTGTGTCTTCTGTGTATTTTCAAAAGCTTTAGGGTATTCTGTTTTATACAGGTTTAAAGTCGCCTGTAGTGTATCGTAAGTTTGTTTTAATTTCTTAAATGTTAAATCGCCACCTTCGGTAAGTTGCCCTTTCTCTACCGAAGCCAACAATCCCATATAAGTACTTCGCGCTTCGTCGAGTGCTATCTGCAGAGCGTTAACGCGCGTTCTCACTTTGTCTATCGGGCCCGTACCACCCGTAGCTAAAAAGGGGTCCGCTTGCGTAGATACTTTAAAAGTATTATCACGTCCTTGTTGTAATTCGTGCATCATATCTGCGGAGCCTTCTTCTTTACCTGCATTACCGCCCCATTTTAGCCGCTGCATTAGTTCTCGAAAATTCCCGTTAGTTAATGCTGAAACTAAACCTGTAGCGGCTTTGGTGTTATCGTTTATGACATTTAAAAGGAATTTAAAAAAGCCCCCTATCTGACTCTGTTCGTCTATGAGTTCACTAAATGTATTTTTTAAATTGTTCACTGATGCCTGCAGGCTATCCACTTTAGTAATACCCGGTGCGAAAGTCTTATCCAGTTGCTCTGCAAATTTAGGCAGTATATCTTTAGTAAGAAGTTCTCCCGATCGTTCCATATCATGAAGTTTCTGAACTGAAACTCCTACTGCATCTGCCATTATTTGAACAGCTCCGGGGATAGCTTGCCCTAATTGTCTTTGTAATTCTTTGCTTTGGATAGTACCCTTAGAGATCATTTCCTGCAAAGCATAAAAAGCGTTACTGGTTTGATCTGCGGAAAGATGCAGAATACCTGAAGCGCGGGCAACGGAATTGAATATCTTATCCGCTTCGGTTAACGAAAAATTTGAAGCTTTTGCCGCACCTATGAATAGCGCGTACGCTTTAGCCGTAGAAACGAATTCCAGCCCTAGGTCGTTAGCCGTTTTCTTTAGCGCTCTTAATTTTATATCCGCTAATTCGGTATTCCCTAAAATATAACCTAGACTTGTACGTGTTGCATCCGTAGACAGGGCTAAATCGAAAGTTTTATTAACTAATTCCATAGCGGCAGCTAGGGTGAACAGATTAGAGGCGTAAGCTTCTAATTCTCCTTGCAGGTTACCAAGTACTGACTTGTAATTACCGACGTTGCGCTGGTGATTACCCATTGACGCATCGAAAGCTTTCAGCTTATCATTTAGATCGTTATAGCTTTTTATTTGCGCCTTAATAGCCGAATCAGTAGAAGTAAACCCGTCCTTTGCGTTTTTAATATCGTTACCTAAAACTTTTAATCTTGCAGACGCTTCGTTATAACTACCGGTAGCCGCCGTTTGTGCTTGCGCGGCCTGCTTATTCGCTAAAGCTAAATTGCTTATCTGAACGCGGTTTTGCGCTATCTGCGTATTAAGTGCTGCCTGCGCTGCCTGATTTTGCTTAATCGTAGTTATATACTGCTGGTTAGCCAGGTTAGCCGCGGATATAGCAGACTTGCTGTTCTGTTGCGCGGTAACAGCTTGCTGCGCTGCCAGCTTGCTATCTGTAAGCGCTTGTTTTTGTTGTTCGAGAGAAAGTGTTTGCTGAACGATTGCCAGCTTTGTAGCCTCTTGTTGAGCCTTTAAATTCTGCTGTTCTGTAGCAAAATTGGCCGCTGCTACCTTTGCGTCGCTTACGGCTACTTTATTCGCGTTAATGATCTCGTTAAGATTCGTAATCGCGCTTTGCTGATCCCTTACCTGCTTAGTAAGCTCGACAACTTGTTTCGCATAATCCACTATAGCTTGCTGACTTGTTTCGTCCACAAGCTTTATGGTGCGCTGGCCCATCGAAACGTTAAGCGCTTCGATTGACTTCCGGATCGCTTGTACTGAAGTGTTTATCCGTTTAAAATCTTCGGTTACGGCGGCAGAAAATTGATCGGCTGTGCCTTCGCATTCGGTTATCGCCGCGTTAAGGCCGTCAATGTCGAAGAGCTGTTGATACGGAACTGGATTAGCCATTGAAGTAAATTAGCGTTTGGCAAAGTCCCGTTTTGCTGAGAGTAAAAGTAATAAAAAAATATTTGTAAAAATAAATTTGTTATTGTCGGTTAAAGTGGTACATTTACCCACATTATGACAAGAGCTTTAAAATATCCCGTTAAGATAGATACTAGGGTAACTACCGATACCGAAACGGATCTTCGGGAGTTAGCAGAAGACGACGACCGCAAATTCGCGGATATGATTAGGGTTGCTATTGTTCGGGGTATCCGTGAAATTAAACTTGAAAAAACGTTAAAAAAATGAGAGATTTAATAATTAGCATCGGCATAGCCGGGCAATGCATCCCGTTTGCTTTTATGCTGCGCATATTCTTTTTGAATAAACTTTGGAAACAATTATAGCGGCATGACAACCAACGAAAAGAAGAAAATCCTTTATAAGGAAAGACCGATAGCTAATCGCTTACACAGTGATCCTGATCATTTCCACTACTGGGCAGAAACCAGTGCAGGTGCGATACATTTCAAAGTACCAGTTAGCGAAATGGGTGAACTACCTTTCGGAGAAACAGAACAAGGACAATTATTAATACGTTGGATACAATGACTAAACCCCGGTGGTTTGACATAGATATGCCTTTAACAGTTAAAGGTATTATCGTTGGAATGGAAAGCATGGGCGCGGTGTTTGTAAAACTACAAAATCATGCTATTTTTATGACTATATCTAAAGAAAGTCAGCATCTTGATAGTGCGGAGATTAAGCTAACCGCAGCGTTATTAGTTGATTACGGTTTTACATTAAGAGTTAAAAAAATATGAGGCTTATTAAACTAATCCGGCAATTCTTTTGCCCGCATGCGCGAATGATAAAACTTTGTGAAAACGGCAAAAAAAAAACTGTTTACTGGTGCCAGGCCTGCGATAAAACCGAAATACGATGAAAACAGCCTTAGTAAAAACCGAGAAAACCCCTGAGGGTGATAGAATTGAAATTCGCATAGTAGATAAGCCTGATTTAAAAGACGACTGGGCGTACTTACAGAACGTTAAAGTTTATCCTTTAGGTATTTGTTATACCTGCATAATGGTTAACGAAGCTACCGACTTGTTTTTGAACCCGTTTTTATTTAATTACATTAAAAGTTTGTTAGTTTGAAATACATGGGTTATAAGGCACGTATCGCCAAACATATTTTACCCAATTATTCTTAAAGACTTAAAACCCGATCAGACATACGTAGAATTGTTTTGCGGAGGCTGTAATCTGATCGATAAAGTAAATCACCCACACAGAATAGCTAACGATGTAAACGAACCACTTATAGCCCTTTGGAAAGTTCTGCAAAAAGGCTGGCAACCGCCTTCGCTTATATCGAAAGAAGAGTATTACAGAATTTGGCAATACAAAGATGTTTTATACGATCTGCATTTAGTCGGATACGCTTGCTTTTGCTGTAGCTATTCGGGTAAGCCCTTTAGCGGTTATGCCGGGCTACATACTCCAGATACGGGCATACAGCGCAACTATCAATTGGAGGCTTCGAATAATATTTTAAATCAAATCGGGAAACTGAAAGGTGTTAAATTTACCTCTCTCTTACAACGAGGTGCAATTACCTCCAAACAGTTTAATTTATTTAGACCCGCCGTACAAAGGTGTAACTGGATATCGGGTTAAATTTGATCATGAACAATTTTGGAATTACGTACGTTTTTTAGTTTCGCAAGGGCATACGGTTTTTGTGTCGGAATA